TTGGAAAGGCCATGATCACACAGACTTGGGGTGAATGGTTAGAGCGCCAAACCTGTCAGCCGTTTACCTCTCACTGGGACCAGCACAGAGCGTCTCGGCGATAAAATATTATGATGCAGACAACGCCTTGCAGACCGCCACGCTGTCAAACTTTCACATTCTCGGCACATCGGGCAGAACGCTGGTTAGTCCAAAGACTGGTTATGCTTGGCCCACCACGTTCCAAAGGGATGACGCCATCAAGATCGAATATGTTATCGGATATGGAGATGCAGCGACAGATATTCCCGAAACCATACGCCACGCTCTCCTGATGCTTGTCTCACATTACTACGAAAACCGTGAAAACGAATTGATCGGAACGACCAGTAAAACGCTGCCATATGGATTTAACGATCTGATCGGCATGGAACGGGCTGCTTATTATGGCTAGGGCAGGTTTGTTTCGGGGTCGGGTCACGTTTCAACGCATGGCATCTACGACAGACGTTTATGGAAACACCACAGGCGACTGGTCCGACCACGCAAGCAGATATGCCCACCTCATGGAACGCCTTGGGCAAGAGGATATTGAGCAAGGCGTGCTGAAGGATGTTGCCGTTGCAACGATGCGGGTGCGTGCTGATACTGTTACAAAGGCAATAACGACTGCAGATCGTGTTGTAAGTCGCGGAATTTATTGGGCAATTACGTCAATCATGCAGGTAAGTTCCAAGGGTGACCTCTTGGAGATGCGTTTGGAGAAGGGAATTGCGGCGTGAAAGTGCAATATCAGTCTCTAACTAGGGCTTTTTCGCGACTTCCAAGCAAACAGAGAAAATATATCCAAGACGCAATTCGCAAAAGCGTGAACGAAGGCGTGGCCCTCGCGAGATCAATGGCACCCGTTGGAAGCGGCCCACGTGACCCTGAAGTCGGAAGATTTAAGGATGGTATTCGCGCGAAGTTTGAGGTGGAAGCCCATGCTTTTGTTGGAAGTATTGAGGTTGCATCTGCGACGCGAGACGCACAAGTTAAGGCAATGTCGATTGAATTTGGACGTCAGTACAAGGGCGGCAAAAAGCGACAACCCAAGGGCCGCGAGTTCAGAGATACGGGTCGCACCGATCCTGTTCCTGTAATACGTCGAACGCAATCGATCATTGCGCCAAAGCATGTCGGTCGCATTAAGCGCGCAATGAATAAAGCAGCAAGAGAGTTGGGGCTAAAATGAGCAACAGTTTTGCTTTGGAGCTTCAGAAAGGTATTCGCGCTGCTTTGGTTGCAGATAGTGGCGTCACTGCGCTTGTAAGCACGCGTATATACGATGAACCGCCACAGAACGTGACGTACCCTTTTGTGCGCTTTGGCGATATACAGCCGCGTTCAATGGATACTGACGGCACTACGGGTGCAGAAGTGACCTTTAACGTTGAAGCCTACTCACAAACCACAGGGCGCGTTGAGGCCACGCAGATAGCGGAAGCGGTTTGCAATGCGCTGCACAGATCAGAAACCTCCGTAACGCTTTCTGGTATAAATGTCATAGAGTTACGCTGCGAAACGTATGTTGTTGACCGTGATCGTGAGGGTCGGGGCCACAACGGAAACATTATTTTTTCAGCTATTCTGGAAACGGCTTAGGTGCCGCTGCCCTCATCGGCCCTTGGGCAAGGTCAATGACGAACGCCGTGAGGCGTCCACAATCCCATAGAAGGAGCCTGATATGGCAAAGCAACTTGGCAGAAGCCTGCTCATTAAAATTGGTGACGGCGCAGGTTCTGAAGCATTCACTGCAATCGCTGGATTAAACTCAAAATCCATCACGATTAACAACAGTGCAATTGATGTCACCACGCCTGACGCTACCACGCCGGGCGGGGCGCTTTGGGCGTCTAGCCTAAACGGCCTTAAATCCATGAGCATTTCTGGTGACGGTATTTTTCTTGACGAAAGCGCGCAAGAAGGACGGCTGAATACCATTGCAATGGAAGCTAACCCAGTGGCTAATTTTGAGTTGGTTGTTCCCGATTTTGGAACCTACTCAGGCGAATTTCGCGTTACTTCTCTTGAGTTTGGCGGCGAAACTGAAGGTGCCACAACTTTCTCTTTGTCGCTTGAGAGCAACGGAACTGTCACTTACGCGTAATGGCTATCACTGCTGATGCTCCCCGAGGTGGCGTTGTCGAAGAAATTGATGGCGTCACCTATACCTTTCTGCTGCGCAATCGTGAGATTGAACGCTTTGAAGATAAACATCGGGGTATCTTTGAAGTTTGGGATGGTTTCTTTGACCGTGGCGTGAAGCCAACTTCTAAAGAAGTGAAAGACTTGATTGCCTTGGCGTTGGTCGGTGGCGGCATGAAAGACCCTGAAGCGGATCGATTGGTTGAGGCTGCTGGGCCAGCAAACTTGATGCGGTATTACCAGATTGCGCAAGCTGTGCTTGGCGTTGCGTTTATGCCTGACGTTTTTGAAGATGAGAAAGTCAAAAAAAAAGTCGACAAGGAGCAAGACCCAAACGTCTTAGTGTCCGCAGCATAATCAAGCGCGCAACCATCGCGCATTACAAACCTGACGAAATCAGGGACATGATCCCGCTTGATACGTTCCTTGTCTTCGATGGGTGGAACGAGGCTCACAGCCCAAAGCAAGCAGGGTCAGAAGCACCATCCTTAGAAGAGGCCAGAAGTTTGGCTAGGAGATACGGCTGATGGCGATTACCGCACAGGAATTAAATGTCATCCTCTCCGCTAGGGATAGGCAATTTACGAAAGCCATGGATCGTGCGCAGCGCCGTGTGCAGGGGTTTGCTGCGAAATCGCAGAAGGAACTTGGCAAAACCACACAAGGAATGAACGGTTTAAGTAGAGCCGCAAAAAGGTTAATCCCAATTTTAGGTGCTGCGCTGAGCGTTCGGTCGGCAAAATCAGCGCAAATGGTTGCTGTTGAAATTGGGCGGCTATCAAAGATTGCCAATGCTTCCACGACGGAATTTCAGAAGTTTGCAATTGCTGCACGAACGGTTGGCATTGAACAGGATAAAGTTGCCGACATTCTCAAGGACGTGAATGATCGTGTCGGGGATTTTCTTGTAACGGGCGGTGGCCCGATGAAGGATTTTTTTGAGAAAGTTGCACCGCTTGTTGGTGTGACTGCTGATAATTTTCGTAATTTATCTGGGCCAGATGCTTTGCAGCTATATGTGGACACCTTGCAGAAAGCAGGGGCCAGCCAACAAGACTTTACGTTTTTTATGGAAGCGATGGCCTCAGATGCAACGGCATTACTTCCTTTGCTCAAAAACAATGCGGCAGGTTTGCGTTCTCTTGGGACTGAAGCTGAGCGCGCTGGTCGGATTATTAAGGACGATGCGGTTGACGCTGCGACCAAGTTTCAGCTTCGTATGGATGCACTTGATGAAAAAATCCAAGCTGAGTTTTTAAACTCATTGATGGATTTGGAAGATGAAATTCAAACACTGAAAAAGTTTGTCGAAGAGTATGGCATACCAGCATTTGACGCTTTGGTAACGGGGGCGGCTGCCGCAGTAAAAGGGATCGATGCACTTGTCTTAAAGTTTAGAGAATTGAAGGGGCTTGATGGCAAAAGCGATCTTTTCGGTTCAGGTGATCTTGCAGAATTAGAAGCTGATTTAGCATTGGCAAAACAGCGGCGAGCGTCACTTCAAGCAACTATTAAGGAAACTTTCGATAAGGCTGGCGTTTCAAGGTTCGAGGACCTTGGATTTTTTGATAGAACAGCATTAAGCAATTTCTCAGGCTATGGCTCTTTGCAGCTCGTTACTCGACTTAATGGCGAGATTGAGATGCTAGAAATCTTAATCGCCAATATGAAAAAAGAAATTGAGGGAAAGCCGAACGCCGGAAATCCAAATCAGTCTTTAACTGTACCAAACAATTCACCTCCAAGCGTTTCCTCCCCGTTGCGGATTGGAATAACTGAAGGCACTTTGATTTCTAACGGCGATGGCCTCCGTATCACTAGCGATGAAGATAAGCAAAAAGCGCAGGATTTAAGGGACGCATATCAGGCACTGCTAGATCAATTGATGCCTTTGGTTGAAATCGAGGGCGCGCACGCTGCCAATCTAAAAACAATAAATGAAGCGGTCGCAGCGGGTCTGACGGACAGAGAAACAGCAAACATGCTGATCCAGCAATCCACCTTGGAAATGCGCCGCGCCAAGGACGAAATGTCTGGAATGGCAACTGTTGCAGATGCCTTGGAAGATGGCCTGACAAGTGCGTTTATGTCTGCGCTTGATGGTGCACAAAGTTTT